AAGCGCTGCGGGTGAAGCTCTATCAGAATGCGGACATGAAGGCGGCGACCGAAGCGGAACGCGCGATCATCAAGGGCGACTGGGCGACAGCGCTTGCGGCGAAAAAGCGGCAACTCCTGAACCACTACATCGCGCAGGAGGCGGCGCTCGCCGAAAAGGACGTGCAGTCGGCCGTCACCTACATCAACAAGTTCACCGGCCGTTCCCAGCCGAAAGGCGTATGGCGCGAAAGCCTTGACCAGATTGCAAACCTGCTGGAGCGCTTCGACTTCCGCAAGTCGATCACCCTGACCGAAGAACAGCGTCGCGCCTCGCTCGTCGACTGGATCACGCAACAGGAGGCGGCCGGCGAACTGGTCGCTATTCCCGACGTGGTGCGTGACAACGCGTTCCGCAAGCCATACCGGCAGATGACCGTCGACGATCTGATGGCCGTGCGTGATGCGGTCAAGTCGATCGAGCATATCGGCCGGCGCTGGGCGGCGGTGTACGGCGACATCGAGGCGCGCAAGTTCAACGCCAAGCGTGACGAGATCACAACGTCGGTCGCAACCTCGGCTCCTCTGAAGAAGGAGGCCAAGACGCGCAACCCGACGCGGTTCGTCGGCGTCATCAACCAGGCAAAGAGCATCGAGGCGTCGCTGCTCAAGCTGGAAAGCGTCTTCGACTGGATGGACAGCAAGGACATCAATGGTCCGCTGCGCCGCCTGGTCTGGCAACCGATCGCCGACGCGGAGACGCGCGAGAACGACATGCGGATCAAAGTCGTCGGCGAGTTCCAGCGGATCATGAGCGGTCTAGACCCGAAGCGCCTGAACGAGCGGCTGACCATTCCCGGCGTTAGGCAGACGTTCCTGCGCTCCGATGTGATGGCCGTCGCGCTCAACATGGGCAACGAAAGCAATCTGGACAAGATGAAGCGCGGCGAGACGTGGGACGACGCCACGCTTGCCCGCATCACGTCGAACCTCAACGAAGCGGAATGGCAGGCGGTGCAGGGCATATGGGATACGATCAATTCCTTGTGGCCTGAGATCGCGGCATTGCAGCGCAAGCTGACCGGCGTCGAGCCTGAGAAGGTCGAGGCGCGCACGGTGCCGACGCCGTTCGGCGATCTCAAGGGCGGATACTATCCGCTGATGTACGATCCAAGCCGGTCGACCGATGTCGAGGATCGCAGCGCGGCGGCGGCCGATCGCCTGTTCGAAAACACATACCTTCGTCCTGAGACGCGCCACGGCTTCACCAAGGAGCGCTCGCAGCAATATACGCGTCCTCTGCTGTTCGATCTCAACGGCGCGGCTCGCCACCTGACGGCCGTAGTCCATGACGTGACGCACCGCGAGCCGATCCTCGACGCTTACAAACTGCTGACCAATCCGAACGTCCGCGCCGCGATCACGTCGCATTACGGTCCTGAAATATATTCGCAGATGGTGCCGTGGCTCCAGTCGATCGCGCATGACGAATACAAGAACGATGGCCTCGGCGCGGTGGAAAACCTGTTCCGTTCGGTGCGCTCGCGCGCGACGATCATGGGTATGGGCTATCGTATCTCGACGATCCTGACGCAGCTTGCCGGCTATTCCTCGTCGCTGGAAATGGTGCCTGTCAACGCGATGGCCGGGGCGATGAAGGATTTCACCGTGTCGCCGCGCGCGATGTGGGAGGAGGTGAACGCCAAGTCCGGCATGATGCGCTACCGCTCGTCGAACATGGACCGCGACATCAACGATCAACTCAAGGCTCTGACGGGAAAGACCAGCGTCGCCGATCAGGCGCGCAAATTCTCCATGTGGGGCATCGGCTTCATGGATCGGGTCGTGACCGTTCCGACGTGGGTGGCGGCGTATCGGGATCACCTCCAGAAAATGCCGGGCGACGAGGAAGGCGCGATCGCGCACGCGGACAAGGTGGTGCGTCTCACTCAAGGCGGCGGCGGGCCGAAAGACCTGGCGGCGATATCACGGCGGAATGAACTCACCAAGCTGGTGACGATGTTCTATTCGTATTTCTCGGCGTACTACAACCGGCAAAGGACGTGGGGCCGTGACGTGGCGCACAAGATTTCGACTGGCGAGGGGTCGTTCACGTCGCTGCTCGCGCGCCAGGTGTTCATGACGATCGGCCCTGCGGTTGTCGCCGAACTTCTCGTCGGCAAGGGTCCAGCCGAGGATGAGGAATGGTCGGAATGGGCGGCGCGAAAGATCGCGTTCTATCCGTTCTCTGCCGTGCCGATCGTGCGTGATGCCTTCGGTGTGTTCGATCGTGGGTACGGTTACAGCTTCACGCCGGCCGCGCGCGTCGTCGATGAACTGCTTGTCCAGCCGTTCCAGATGGTGAGCAAGTATTTCGATGACGATCCTGGCAATGATCCGGACGCGCGCAAGTTGGTGAAGCAGACGATCGAGACGACTGGCTATTCCCTCGGACTTCCTGTCGGGCAGTTGGCAACAACGGTCGACAATGTTTGGAAGGCGATCGAGGATGACGATTTCCAACTGCGGGACATTGTGTTAAGCAGACCTAATAAATAAGCCGCTGCCAGGGCTTGCGATACTGTAGAACCAAGAGGGGCAGTGCCTTATGACCGTCACCGCAACAACGCCCGTCTCTGGCCCGCATATCGCGGATGGCGTAAACCGCGACTGGCAGTTCTCGTTCAAAGTCGACAACGTGGCGCATATGGCGTTGCGGATCACTGATGCGGATGGCGAGAACGAACAGATAATCCTGTCCGGCTTCACGATCGCCGACAACTACATCAACAACAATGCGGGCGGCTTCGTGCATTACCCGGTATCGCCGGTCGATGCCATTGCGGTAGGGATGATCGTCTATCCATACCGCATCGTGCCTTACGAGCAGCCGACGCGGATCGGCAATCAGGGCGGGTTCTTCCCGGCGACCCACGAGCGCGCATTCGACTTTCTCGAAATGCAGATACAGCAAGTCAAGGAGATCACGGACCGTGCCGTACTTGCGCCGGTCGGGGAACCTGGCATGGCTCTGCCGTTGCCGGAATCCGATCTGGTCATCGGATGGAACGCGGCAGGAACGGCTCTTGAGAACAAGGCATTAGTTGATGCAGTTGAGGCGCTGCCGGCCGTCGCCTCCACCATGCTGCTGCGCAACGCAGCCAACACCGCTTTCCAGGCGGTTGCGGCCGGCGTGACGGGCTTGGCGCTGCTGGCGACGGCGACGGCGGGTGAAGCGGCAACGGCACTCAATGTCAAGGCGCTGAACGCGGATGGTGGATTTACGTTCGACCTGACAGCCCCTCCGACCAACTTTCTTGGTCCGCTATTTGGCTCTACAAATAGAACGCAGCAGCGCTTTGTTTCCGATACGGACGCGACACACAGCATCGATGCCGGCGATGGAGCGGATACTGCGTGGTACGCTGTTTCTATAGTAAGCAACTTCAGGGGGTCCGGTGGGGCGTCTGGAGGTAATCGAGTAGACGGCACGGTATGGACTGACGCGCAGAAAAAGGGCTGGACCCCAGGAAGCGCCCCCGCCCATGCGATTGGTTCGGGAGTTCGTGGACCCGTCACAACCAACATGAGCCGCGCCATTAATAATGAGTTTGGCGATACGGCGCTGTACTCAGGTAGCTCCAACAAAATCATGGTGACGAACGTGCCGGCTGACGGTACGGGCAACAACCTGATAGCAGAGTGGGCCACCCGATCCTATGACGTAGATGGAGTTACATTCCTCCTTGATCTCCATGTGTTTCTAGGGTGGCATCAGGTTAATCTTGCAGCCTCTCTCCACCCAGGCAAGAGTTCTGGCGTCAATATTCGACCCCATGTTGGTAACCCATTCGCGGCGTTTCTGGCTTCGGCTCCGGCTGGCGGTGGAGCGTTTGACTATTTTGCCTTTGCGACATCCGACGATACGCAGGCGAATGCCTATTTCGCCGTGACGGGGAACAACAACGCAGCGGGCGGCGGATTGGTGCGTGCCGCTAACGGGTCATCCACTGCGCCGGCCTTCTCCTTCCTGAGTGACCCGGATTTAGGCTTTTATCGCGAGGGTGCCAACGTCATTGGCTGGTGCGACAGCGGCGTGAAGCGCGGGTTTTTCGGGGCCGGCTTCCGTGTCGGCATTCCAACTGGCGGCGATCCCGGCTCCGGCTCGATCAATATTGCCGGGGCGTTTCAAGTCAACGGCTCGGCGGTCATCAACTCAGCGGGGAATGTTATCCATAAGGCGGCAACCGCAGCCGCCCTAGCTGATGCAGGCAACGTGATCAACACGACCGGAAAAACCCAAGGTGTTGTCGTCTACAACACGGACGATCAACTGCTTTATACCGCCAACGCCAGCGGCGCGACCGCCGGTTGGTTCCCGTCTGACGGCGGTGTGGCAATCACGCCAGCATAGGAAGCAAAAAATGAAAATAGACTTCTCTCAGAAGATCACCGGTCCGGACGGCAAGGAACTTGAATTCCACCTTGGGGCCGTGGCGCTCAATGCGTTGAATGCACCGGGCAAGGAACCGCTGTCGCTCGATCAAGCCATGAAGCGCGGCAACCTCGCACTGACTGTGGCAGATGGCGGCGAGCATGAGATCACACCGGAAGATGCGGCCCTGATCCGCTCGCTTTTGCCGACCGTGTGGGCGCCTGTGGTTGTGGCCCGCGCCGCGAAGATGCTGGAAGGATAGAAACAAATGAGAATTCCATCAGACTGGATGCCCGACGCGCGGATCGCCCGCGTCATCCTTCACTGGACGGCCGGCGCTCACAAGGCGTCCGACTTCGATCGCAAGCACTACCACATTCTGATCGAGAACGATGGCAAGCTGATCAGGGGCAAGCCGTCAATCGCGCTCAACTCCTTGCCGAAGGCGAAGGCCGGCTATGCCGCGCACACGCGCATGTGCAACACCGGATCGATTGGCGTGTCGCTGTGCTGCATGGCAGGCGCGGTCGAACGGCCATTCAACGCCGGCAGGTTCCCGCTGACCAAGGCGCAATGGGACAAAGCCTCCGAAGTCGTCGCCGATCTGTGCCGGCGCTACGGCATCAAGGTCACGCCAAAGACGGTTTTGTCGCACGCCGAAGTCGGGGCAAATCTCGGCATCCCGCAGCGCGGCAAGTGGGACATTGCCAAGCTGCCTTTCGATCCCTCGTTCGACACGGCGCGGGAATGCGGAGATCGCTTTCGCGCGGAAGTAGTGGTAAAGCTCTGACTGAGCGGAACTTAAACAGGGCGGGCGGGGTTTAACAGCATGACCATCATGGAATGGCTACAGGGCGAGAGTGGAAAACTCCTTACGGCCGGCCTTTCCGGGTCGGCCGTTTCCGTTGCAATGGAGTGGACCGGCGTTCTTCCGGCCATTCGAAAGATCGTCGTCGGATCGGCTTGCGCCATGTATCTGTCGCCGCTGGCCGTTCCCATGCTAGAATGGGGCCTTGGTGTGGTGAACGTGCCTGAAGAAAACGGGGCAACGCTTGGTGGTTTTCTTATGGGCGTTGTCGGAATTGTCATAATCGAAATCATCGTCAAGGGTTTCCGTTTGCGCCTTGTCGATCCTCTGGATACGCGGCAGTCGCGAAGGCGGAGACATGATGAAGACGGAGCTTAGTTCGCAGAAACTCAGCATGGGCCTTGTGCGGAACGCGATAGAGGCGCAACGGCCGTTTGCCATGGTCGCGATCGGCCTCGCCATCCTGTACACCGTTGGTTCCGCGCTTTGGTCTAGCGCTCTCCCGCCAAGCTACTGGATGCAGATAAGCCTCGTCCACGTCAACGACGCCAAGGTTGGCCAGTCGCCGATCATGCAGGAGGAGATAAAGGTACACCGTACCGTTTTGGCCATGCGCACCGCTACGGTCCTGAAGAAGCAGGAGAACGGCAGTATGGCCCGCATCTGCTCCTCGCGCCACTGGAACACCTACAGCGCCGGCTACGGTCCGCCAGATGCATTCGACCTCGATTGGTGGACAAGGCCGGTCAAGTGCGACCTGACGCCTGGCGAGTACATAGTTCAGACTTCATGGTATCTCCGGCCCAGCGGACACTACCGCAAGGAACTCCACGTTAGCTCGAACTCGTTCAAGGTGACGCCGTGAGCATCACCGCGTGGGTTGGCGGCATTGGCCTGATCGCGCTTCTGTCAACGGCACTCGTCGCCTATCATTACAAGGTGGAGGCGCGCGACGCGATCGTGCTGCGTGATGCGGCGGTTCGGGATCGCGACGCGGCCGTGGCCGTGAACGAGCACAACGAGGAAGTCATGGGCCGTCTACAGGCCGAAAAGAACCACGCCGACAAGCTGGCGGCCGAACTGGCCGACGAGATCGATGTGGCCAATAACACTGCGCTGTCAGTCGCGAAAGCGCTGGCCGATCTGAGGGCGAAAGATGTTGACGTTGATGCGTATCTCAAGCTGCCTGTTCCTCCTGCTTTGCGTGGCGTGTACGACCGCACCAAAGCCGCAGGTGGTGACTAAATATCAAAAGGTCGAGCGACGAATTCCGGCTACGCTGAAGCGGCCATGCCCGCCGATCTGGAGCAAGCCGGGCGGGCCAGAAGTGACAGGAGATTTCGTCGAGCGGGGCGATGTCAATGAGGCTGGACTTCTGGTATGTTCCGCGCGCATGAACAAGATTATCGAATGGGACAAGGTGAACTGACATGTCGCTCTCGCTCATACTGATCATCATCCTGATCGTCATTCTGGTCGGCGGCTATCCCAGCGGCTTCTACGGCGGCGGCCTGAGGCTGGGCGGTGGCCTTGGACTGATACTGCTGATCCTTGTCATCCTGCTTCTTGTCGGCAAAATCTGAGGGAAAAATCTCCATGTTCGAGTTTGATGGACGCCGGCTCGTTCTCGACGTTGATGGCGAGCGCTATTATCACGCGGAAGCTCTCGCCGCTGCCGGCTACGGTATCCAGTCGGATGGCGTTGGCGGCTGGTACTTCGACGTAGGCGGAAAACGCCTGCGCGGCGCTCAAGCGCTGGCGGCGGCGATACCTGGCGTCTTCGATGCCGGTGACGGCCGATGGTATTCCGACGTTGGCGGTAAGCGGCTGTGGGACGATGGTGCCCTGATCGGTAAGGGGAGACTGGCACGGTCACGCCTTGGTTTCCTCGGCGACAGCATCATGCAGGCCAATCATGTCTGGTCCGCGACCAACGCGTTCGGCTGGACGATGGGCCTCGGCGAGATAGCTTGGGCGAACGCGCTCTGGCCGCATTTCGAATACGACACTTGGTACGATGGTGACGCGGTGCCCGACTTTACGGGCATGAACGCCGGCATCGGCGACAACACCTCGGCGCAAGCGCTGGCGCGCGTCGATGCCCTGCTGGCTTACTCGCCGGCCGTGGTCATTATCTCAGTCGGTGTGAACGACGTGAACGGGAGCGTTCCAGCCGCCACGACGATGGCCAATCTTAAAGCCGCTTGCGATAAGTGCACGTCGCGCGGCATCCCGGTAATCCTCTCGACGGTTCGGCCGGAAGGGGTGTCGGCACTTCCGGATGCTGATCCGCGCCTGATCATCCTTCAAGACATCAACACGCTGATCCGTGCCTATGCTCCTGCTGCGCCGAACGTTCATCTTTGGGATGTCAACCTGGCGTACGATGACGGGGCGGGCAGACCTATAGCCGGGTACACCCTCGACGGCACGCATCCGTCGCGAACTGGAGCACAGGCTGGCGGCGCGTCGTTACTTCCGGTACTCCAGCCGTTATTTCCAGAAGCGTTTAGCTACATCCCGACATCGCCAAGCCTTGAACTGCTTTCGCAAATGGCGGGAACTGGCGGCGGCGGCGCGACAAGGAGCAGCGGGCCGACTGCTGCGGGCTGGATCGCTGCGTTCCAGGGAGCGGGAACCTGCACCTGCGTCAAGTCGAAGAACGGTGCCGACAAGCAGGTGTTGACGTTCACGATACAAGCGGCCGGTTCTGCGCGGGAAGTGTTCATCATTTCGAGGGCGGCAGGAACTATCCCGGTGACGCCGGGCAGTTGGGTGAGGAGCTACATTCGCGTGCGACTTGGTGCCTGGACAGGATGGCGCAACGTTGCGACCGCGCTTTTTGCATCCGGTGGCATGGCCTCTCCCGCTGCTGACGCTCGGATCGAGGCTTCGGAGGAAGTCGTGTTGGATATCCTCGGTCCGCCGTGGCAAGTGCCAGTGGGCGTGACTACGCAAGCTCCTGCGTGCCAAATCGACATCGACGGGCAGGCTGTTGGCGTTGGCGTTGCGGTGGTCGAGCGGATCGCGCTGTTCGAAGTGCCTGACCCTCGGCCTCTGCACGGCGTGTGATCAGCGCACGCCAGCCCGGCCGAACTTCTCTTGCTTCACGTACACGTCGGCGACCGTCATGGTTACGGGGAACTTCGCCAGCGCGCGCTTTGCCGGTATCCATGACTGGCGGCCGTCGCGCTCGCGCTCGTCCTCCTCGCGCCATCCTTGCGCCAGGCGGCAGGCTATCGCCCATACGCCGCGCATCCTGGCGACGCCGCGCTCGTAGCGCATGACCATGAAAAGGGAATAGAGTTCGCGACCGCGTGTCATCATGCGGTTCTCGAAATCCATGCGGCACTTGCGGACACAGAAGAATTGATCCGCGCGGCCGGGCTGGTAGGGCTGGCCACACTCGTTGCAGCAGCGTTGGCGGTACTTGGGAGAGGCGGGGGTGCCTTTGCCGCTACCGTGGCGGCTTGCCGTCGGCATGATATTGAAGCCGTTCTTTCCTACCGCTTGTAGGCGGTCGATCCACATTTGCTCTGCCGTAGACAGTCGATTGTGATCCGGCACGATTTCGAGCACATAGATATCGAATGCGTCGCTACCGTATTTGACCCACGAACGTTGAAGGATGGGCGAGTGGTGGTTGCCGGCCGACAGTAGCCGGATATGTAGCTCGACACGGCCTCTCATATTGAGTGCGGAGCCAACGTACACACGGCCGCTGTCAGCGTGTTCGATGCAATAGATGCCTGATTGTGCGGGTAACATATAGGTATCTCCTGGCAGTAGGCGTTTGACGCAAGTGTCTAGACGCTTGCTCGTATCAAGGCCACAAAAAAGACGCCGCGTCAAGGGCATGACGCGGCGTCGGTGCGAGGGAGTGCTTGGGAGGCTTACCCCTCGCTTAGATCATGCCCTGGTCGCGCATGTGGTTGCGGATCGCATCATAGTTCTCGGCGAGCGCTCTTGCGGTTTCGTTCACCTCTGCGCTTTCCTCGGCCTCGCGGTTCCTTAGTTCAGCAAGGATGTCCTGGTCGATCAGTTCTTCGATGTGCCTGGACACAAGCGCGTCCGTGTATTGCGGCTCAAGCGCGTCGAGTTCCCAAGACTGATCGCCGAACCGATCGCGGTATCCTGCATATCGGCTGTCGCTTTCCTTGGCCGGGTTGGGCGGCAAGTTCAACTCCTCGATCTGCTCCATGTGCAAGGCGATCCTCTTAACCTCGACGTCGTGAAGCTGCGCAAACATGTCGATCTTGTCGACGTGATCGCGCGTCATGTCGATGCCGCTCGGATCGTGGTCGCCTAGATGGATGATGATGCACTCCTTGCCGTCGCGCGCCTTTCCCTGAAACCGCTTTCCGGCCTCATAGTGCGCCGTCTGCGACAGGTAGCCCTTGCAGGACATGTAGCGGACCTGGAAGCGATTGCATGGAACGGAGATCACGCCTAGCTGCGCGTTCTTCTCAACCCACACCTCGACATAGACGGGCTGGCCTTCCCATTGGTCCTTGAAGTATCCGCCTTCGATGCTGTCGAAGAAGTTTTGCGGATCACGGTATCCGCCGTATCCACCTTGCAGCGGGCGCTCAAGGTCTTCGAGGGCTTTCCAGTCGACGAGGCCGGCAAGCCTGGCTTTGGTCAGCGTGTCGACGAGGCGTTTGTAAGACTGCTGGCTGTTCTCGATGTCGTTGCGCACGACAAGTTGGTAATAAAGGGATCGCAACGTGACCTTGTAGCCGCGCGCCGCATAGTTTTCCAAGATCGTGTTGCAAAGCCTGATGCGCTCAAGGACGCGAGAGTTGAACTTGCATGGTTTGAACAGTTCTTTCACCGGATGCTCCTATGGTTAAAAGGAAAGAGCCGGTCTTGGTCTTGGTCTTGTCTTGGTCTTGACCGGCTCTCCTTTATGCCATCAGTTTGACCCGGCGTCAATCGTCTCCGCCGTCCATGTCGGCCGGATCGATGTCGTCGAAGTCCTCATCGGCGTCGGCCGGTGGCTTGGCTTTGCCCTTGCCCTTGGCGGCCTTCGGCTCCGGCTGGCTCGCCTCCTCGGCCTCGGCGTCCTTCTCCTCGGCCGTCTGTTCGTCCAGCGGCAGTTGCGCCTGAGCCTTCCAGCTATTCGCCTCCTCGACGGTGACGCGCTTGCCGACGTGCTGTTGCCGGAACTCGACGCCTTTCATGAAGGGCACGAGATCGGCGATGGTCTTGGTTCCCTCGCCAAGATCGATAAGCGCCTGGCTGACTTCGATCTGCCGCTTGAGATCGTCTTTCGGGATCGGGATGAATGCGAGTATCTGCACGGCGAAACCGTGGACCGTGGTCATTGGCGCGGCGGCAGGTGTAGCGGTGATGGTCATTGTCGGTGTGTCTCCTGTTGATGTTTGATCCTGGTGTAGATGACGCGACGGCCACTGATTTACGATAAGGATTGCCCGGCAATCTCCGGCTTATCGAAGGTCTGTAGCGTGCCTTGCCACATGGCGATTGCTCGCCTCGTCGCGATAGCCTCGCGGCTATTCCTTGTTGTCCTCCGGAAGCGCGATCCGTGATCCGGTCGGCGCGAAGATCGCCTTGCAAAGCTGCGTGAAACCAAGCTCGATGTTGGTGACGCCGATGGCGACGCGGCGCTGATCTGCCGACGTTCCCATACCCTTGAGCTTGTCGGCAAAGCGCAAGGTGCGCTCCTCCAGCGCCTTCGCCTCGTTGACGAGGTTGACGCTTTCCTGCGATTGCGTCTCCTGATAGCCGGCGACCGGTAGTCCTTTATGCTCTGTCATGTCGTTTGCTCCTGCGGTTAAAACTCGTCTTCGGGCAGTATCTCGCCTTCGATCGGCTCTTTCTCCTCTCCCTCGTCGATCTCGGCTTCCTCGTGTTCGATGGTCGTTCCAGTGCCGTCGCCGGCCGGATCGCCGTCGGGATCGGGGCCGGGCTTCGGTCGCGCGGCCTCAAGCTTTTCCTTGGCGCTGGTCTTCTTCTTGTTCGCGACAGCCTTGGCGACCGGAACAGGTGGCGCGTCATCGGCGATCTCGCCTGTCTCCTGATCGTAATCATACAGGCCGTCGACGCGGGTCACGGCGTCGTCGATCTTGCCGCCAAGCGGAAGGCTCTTGAAGTGCCGGCGCGCGACGGTCTTGATGAACATTTCCTCCTCGTCGGTCGCCCATGGCCCGGTGATCTTCTCCGGCTCGTTGCCCTTTGCCGGCTTCTTCGATTTGGTGCGGCCCTTGATCCGGTCCAGCGCGCCGCGCGTCATGACCATGATCGATACCTGCCCGTTGCGCAGACGCACGACGGAATAGGCGGCGACAACCGGTCCTCGATCGCCGACGATGATCGGCTTGTGAAGGAGCATAGGAGGCTCGGCCGTGTAGTCGAACCGGCCCTCGTCGTATTCCTTTTCGTACACAAGGCCGGTGTTCCACGACGCCACCTGTGGCGACTGGAGGACCAGCTTGCGCAAGCCCTTGATCATCGGGATATAGACGACTTCGGTCTGCCAGTTGTCGACCCACTTGCCGCCTTGCTGGATGCGTTTGTTCGACTTGAAGCGGGTCAAGACCGCTTCGCGGCCGTCGAGGACAAGTCCATCGGCGGCGGCCTTCTGGCATTCGAGGAACACGCTCTGCTTGCTGGCCGTGGCGATCTCCGGATCGCGCAGGATCGCGTTGTTGAGAACGCGCATGAACTTCCCGACTTCGCCCTCCTCCATGAATGAAGCGAACTTGTCTTTCGCACCTTCGAAGTAGGCGGCCATGTCGCGGGATTTCTCGACGGTGGTAAGGGCGGTGGTCATTTTGTTTTCGCTCCTGCAAAGTGGATGGACACGACGCCAAGATAGGTGACGTGCTGTGGCGGCGGATCGTCGAACGTGATGAGCCTGGCCATATCGTTCAAGGCGTAGTGCATGAAGCGGCGCGACGCCTCGGCCTCGCTCGCGTCGCTGCCGACTGTTATGGCGTCTAGACGAAGGCCGACCGCCATAAGCGTCTGCTGTAGCGCGTCGACTGCGTAGCGAATGTCGGCGGCGGCGTGGCTCATTTACTCGCCCTCCGGCTCAACCATCTTGAAGTCCCACTTCGACCGCAGGCCGATGCGTTGCACCTCGTCGGGATAGCCCGGCCAGTTGTCAGCCTTCAGGCACTCGGCGTACTTCGCCAGCGCCGCGCGATAGATCGCATGGCCTTCCTTGGCGGCGTCGCTGTCGAGTTCATAGGCGGCCAGCATGGGCGGCTCGGACTTCTCGAACACAACGAATACGAACGCCTCGACCTCGTTGCCGCTGCCTTTCTCCCACACGTCGGAATACATGGTTTCCTGAACGTGATAGCCGAACTTGGCAACGTCCCGGCTGAACGCTCCAGCGCTGCCGTCCGCCATGTTCTTGATGTCGCAGATGATCTTGTGCTTGGGGTTGTACATGTCGGGGCGGGTCTTCACCAAGACGCCGGTTTCCTCGTCGACATGGTAGGCGCTCGTCTCGACGATCGCGCCGCCGTCTCGCATGGTGTCGAGGATTGACGACGTTGCGGCAAGATCGCGGATCAGCATCACCTGTTCGAAGTCTCCTTCCGTCAACAGGATGGTCTTGTGGAACTCGGCGAAGTCCTGCGCCTCTTTCCACTTGTTGCCGCGCCGATCGACAGGACCGCGCGTGATCGAGGTTTCAAGCCGCTCCGGTTCAAGGATGGCGATGTGCGCGGCCTTGCCTACGTCGAACTGCGGCCGGCTCTCTCGAACGCCGTAGCGATAATGGAAAGGGGTCTTGCTCCAAAGGGTCCAAAGACCGGATTTTGATACGCCTTCTCCAGCGTGATAAGACGCGTCATCCTCAATTTTTATAGGCACTGGCAGGTTCCTTTCCGTGGTTGTGATGATAACCGTATTCGCGCTCTGCCGCCTTTCGCATGGCGATGGCTGCTGCTTTATTGGTAGATTGTCCGACGTGAACCTTGGCCCCGTCGACTGTGATGTACGCGACCCATCTGCGATACGAACGGTCGAACGACACGCCGGTCACTCCGCTGCTGTTGCTAACGCTACGACTGGCGTTCTTGCCGTTCGTCTTGCGGTCGACTTCCCGCATGTTTGCGAAACGGTTGTCTGTCCGGCGTCCATTGATATGATCAATCTCGTCCGGCCATTCGCCAGTCTCCAGAAGCCATATGATGCGGTGCGTGTACTGAAAGCAGCCGCCGATGTTGACGCGACGATAGCCGTTCAGCGATATCGACCCGGCTTGTCGTCCGGCGTACTTGGTATTCCATGCGCGCTGGTATGCCTCATGCGTAAAATGGCTAGCCGGTCGCTCTCGCCAGTAGAGTTTGCCGGCATCGTCGTCATAGACGAAAAGCTCCATGGCTTGCTCTCTGGTGATGCGTGCGGCTGGCATTTGCGTCTCCTGGCAGGTCTTGACATCGCGTCAATGTCGGGTAGGAATACGACCAGAAATAAATTCTGTCAACCGGTGAAGGAAAAAAGCATGACGATGCGATTTGATGGAAAGCGTTACCGCGATTGCCGCTTCTGCCAAGGGCGCGGTTGCCTCTACTGCGAAGCCGAAGCGAACGCAGAATACAAGAGGCAGTTCCCGGATGGTCCTAAGCCGATCGCCACTTTCAAGACCCCGGAAGAATTGGAGGCAGCGCGCCATGTAATCGGCAGGGAGGCGATCGAGAAAGCCTTTGGACCGGGCGGTGGAGGCATCGGCGAAATCGTTGCGAACATCGCCAAATACAAGGAACAGAACTCATGAGCCAGGTCGAAACACTCGCCGAACTGTTCGGCGGCAAAGGCAAGCTGGCGGAAGCGGCCGGCACTGACCGCTCGATGGTCACGCGCTGGGACAAGCCATATGACTGGAGGGAGGGCGGCCACGTCGGCAACGGCGGCCACGTTCCGACACGACACAACCGGGCGATCGTCGGCGCGGCCATGGAACATGCGGCTCGCCTGCCGGACGAGGAAGCCAAGGCGTTCATGGATGCGGTGTCCGCCTGCCTCGATCCTGCGGTCTGCCCGACATGCGGCCAGTCCGTCGACGACGGGAGGGTGCTGTGATGTCCGGTATCGAATGCCCTGCCTGTCATCGTACCTCGTCCGAAACGATCGAGACGAGGCGCGGCTGCAACAAGATACGCCGTCGTCGCATCTGCTCCTGCGGGCATCGCTTCACGACGGTCGAGGTGCTTTATGTTCCGAAGCTGACAAGTCATGTCAACATTCCTCGCATCAAGAGAATGCGCGAGGCTGGCCATACCTATGAGGCGATCGCGGCCAAGATCGGCGTGTCGCTTTCAACGGTGTGGAAGCGAGACAACGGGATATGAAACCCGTCTACAAATGCGCCTGCGGCACGGTGTTCAAGCCGACGGCGTTCCCGCATACTCGCCGCTGCCAGTGCGGCGCGATTATCACAGTGACCAAGCCGGTGAAGGAACAGACAGATGGCAAGCTACAGGACCGTGACCATACGAATATCGAACGTTCTCCCGTCATCCGTGTGGGTGATCGCCCGCAACCGGCAAGTCGCGCAAAACATACCGCGCTCGCTCCTGCACGGCGGCGATGATCTCAAGCTGGACCGGATGCCGCGTGACGAGGTAGTCATGCTTCGCATCCTCGACTGGAAGGCCGAAGAACTTGGCCTCGCCTGACATGCAGGAACGCGCGTTCCAGACCAAGATCATACAGGAGGCGCGCGAGAAGCTTCGTGCGCTCCGAAAGACCGTCAAGGGTCGCGCGCCCCGCATCCTCATTCAATGTCCGACGGGCGGCGGCAAGACGGTGATAGCCAGTCGGATCACGAAAGCGCTCGTCGAGAACGGCAAGCGCGTCGACTTCCTGGCTCACCGGGATTTCCTGATCGACCAAACGGCCAAGACCTTTTCCCGCCTGGCGCTGGACTATTCGTTCATCGCGGCCGGGCGCTGGAACAATCCGTGGCCTCCAATTCATATCGACATGGTGCAGACGCTCAAGTCGCGTCTGGCACAGGTCAAGGCTCCTGATTACTGCATCGTCGACGAGGCTCACCACGCGCCAAGCGCGACCTACGTCAAGGTGATGGAGGCGTGGAAGGATACGACCTTCATAGGTCTGACGGCCACTCCCTGCCGACTTGACGGGAAGGGTCTAGACGCTTTCTTCGATGACATCGTGACCGGCCCGTCGGTCAAGTGGCTGATCGACAGCGGATATCTGGCTGACTATGTGGCCTATGCGCCGTCATCGCCTGACCTGACCGGGCTTCACACCCGCATGGGAGATTACGTCACGTCTGAAGTCGACGAGGTGATGGACAAGGCCGTCATCATCGGCGACATGGTTCGCGATTATCGCCAGTACGCCAACGGGCTGCGCGCGGTCTACTTTTGCACCTCGATCAAGCATAGCCAGCACGTCGCGGCGTCGTTCAATGAAGCCGGCATCCCGGCAATGCATCTGGACGGCGACCATAAGTCTTGGGAACGCCGCGCCGCCGCGCTCCAGATGGCGGACGGAGAGTTGATGGTGTTCACGAATGTTGACCTGTTCGGCGAGGGATACGATTTGTCGGCACAGGCGGAACGTGATGTGCCGATCCAGTGCGTCGGCATGGCGCGCCCAACGAAATCTCTCAGCATGTTCATGCAGCAAGCCGGCCGGATGCTGCGGCCGTGGGGCGGCCGCTCGGTGCTGCTCGACCACGCCGGCAACATCATGGCGCAAGGTCACGGCTTGCCTGATGACGATCGAGAGTGGAGCTTAGCCGGCGCTGAAAAGCGAGCAAGCGAGGTTGTACAGTGTACGGGCTGCGGCGCGACCGTGCCGGCCGTGACGATCGTCTGCCGGCACTGCGGCGAGAAGTTGCGCGAGGCGAAGAAGCGATCCGCTCCGATCGGCGCGCGCCAGGTGGAAATGAAGGACGGCGACCTGCATGAGATCGACAAGGACCGCGTGCGCAAGGCGAAGAAGCTGGAGGAGTGGCAGGCCGGATCGCTCGACGAACTGATCGACATCGGCCGGCGTCGTGGGTACGACTTTGCTGAGGAGTGGGCAGCAAAACTCTGGACTTCGAAGAAGGCCAAGGAGGAGGCGCGCGAGTATGCCCGCAAACAGCAAATGGATTTCTTCGAAAAGGCGGCGATTGAAAGGGTGATGCGGTGACACGCGAGGAACTGCTTGCCCTCAAGCGCCAGGACATGCGCGACTTCATGGACGCATGGCGCGAGGAGCAGGCCAGGTATGGCGGCTGGGTGCCGGCGCACATGCTGAGCGTGACGGGGATCATCCTGCGCGAACTGGTCGAGGATGGAAAGGTCGAGACAGATGGATATGGATACCGGCCAAGCTGACCGAGAGTTCGCCGAAGTGCTGGCCTATCTCAAGGCGACGAGACAACAAGCGACGACGCGGCTACTTCCGGACGACGAGGATGCGACGACGTTGCGTCCGTCGCTGGCTCACCAGCGCAAGGCTATCGCCCGCGCCAGGTGGAAGCGCCTTCGCAAGATGGCGCGACGGCTATGAACACCGCCGAACTGACTGAGGCGATATGCCTGGCCGCGTCCGATGTCGGATGCTTGCTCGTTCGCAATAATAGCGGGTTGGCCGTCTACAAGCGAAAGGGAAAGACCTATCGCGTTGCCTACGGAGTGGGGCCGCACGGTGGCGGGGGAGGCGACCTGATCGGTTTGACCTCTGCCGGGGTGTTTGTGTCCATCGAGATCAAGGTCGGCTCTGACGCGCGCCGCAAGGGGCAAGCTGACTGGCACAAGTGGGTGATCATGCGTAACGGGCGCTCCGGAATTGCCCGCACGGTCGAGGATGCGCTGTCGATTATCGCGGGCGGACCTGGCGCGCCCAAATAAAAAGCCCGGCACGCCGCATGAAACGTGCCGGGCTTGCCCGGTGAAAGGCAACCGCGACCTGCCAGGATCGCAGCGCCCTTATATCACAAGGCAATTCATCGTCAAATGATCCTGTCCGGCGCGGCGTAAAATACTCGGCCGCTTCCCTCACTCACTCGCTGCCATCCACGTGAATGCAAATGCGCGGCTACGCGCTTGTTGACGATCGCGCTCCGGCGTTCTTTCGGAATGTCGAGCGCGTGCTGCATGATGTCGAGCAGGGTGACGGTGGCGCGGCCGTGAATGTACTCGTCGATCATGGTGTTATAGGGGTCTTCCTCATAGCGCGCGGCCTGCGCGATCGTGGCGTAAACCTGTTCGTCGTCGCTCAACCACCACTCCTCGCCGTCCTGATACGCCGCGACCGCTTCCGCCCATAGCTGCGGCGCGTCCTTCGCCAATCGGTCTAGGTCGATCTTGCCGCATTCGACGGGCCAGAAGCGCCGGCCTCCTGACGGGTCTTTCAAGTATCCGATGCCGATCGGGTTGACGGTGCCGGCGAACACGCAGCCGCGCGGGAAGTCCTCGACGATCTTTCCGTACGGGCGACGGAAGCGGTCGACCTGGCGTGACAGCCACGCCTTGATCTGCGTGATTTCGGCGCGGCGGAATGCGTCAAGCTCGGCGATCTCGATGATGAACGCGCCTTGCATTTGCAGGCCGGCGTCCTTGGAATTTGGATCTGAAATTTCGTCGGTGAACACGCCAGGCACAACCGCGTCGGACAGAATGCGCAGCGCTGAAGACTTCTTCAATCCCTGCGGTCCTTCAAGGACGAGCATGGTGTCGACCTTGCATCCTGGCTGCATGGCGCGGGCGACGGCTCCGATCATCCACTTGCGGCCGAACGCTATGTTCTCCGTCGACGGCACCGCGCCAAGGCAGTTTGTAAGCCACGGCTTGACGATCTCGGCGTCATCGCCATTGCCATTGCCGGACAGGCGCGGCACGCCGTCCCACTTCAGCTTGAGCAGGCGTGAAGTGACCGGGTTATAACTGTTGTGCTGGGCGACGCGCTGCACAACCTTGCCAATGTCGTTCGTCTTCGGTGACATGCCGCAATACTCCAGCCAGCAAGCGGCCGACGTGATGTCTGGCTCTGTGATCTTGCGGACTTTCCAAGAGCCGCCAACGTCCCACGGCGGCCGGCGCTGTAGATAGACCTCCTTGGCGAAATCGTTCCACGCGAAGATGCCCGCGAAACGTTGCTCGTACTGGAGCAGGAGGGCGAAGTTCTGGAGGCTGTTGCCTTTCAGGCCGTTGCCGTCGGCCTTCATGATCAGGTGGTTTCGCCAGCTTTCATCGTCGATGTCAAAGCCTCGGCCGACTTGAGCGGGAAGATCGTCGTCGTCCAGCCCATCGCTTTCGCCAGCGTCGGCTGAGGCCAGACCATTGGCGGGAATATTATCTGATCGATCAGGCGGTTTCGTACCATTTCCGGAATATCCGGGTTTTCTCTTAGTGCTTCCGCCTGCCTTTTTCCGTGGCCTTTCATCAGCCGGCGCGCTCTGTGAAACGTCTTCCACTGGTCCCGGATCGTCGTCATCCTTTATCGCTCCCTGCGGTCCTGCCTTGGCGATCGCCTCGGCTTTCCATTCTGCGTGTCGCTCATTGCTCCATGGCTGGATGCGATCACGAATTATAAACTCAACGCCTTTCTGGCCAAGGCCCTCTTTCTCGGCGTCGGCTATGTCCCAGCCCGGCTCGCGGCTGGCCGGCGTAATGTGAACGATCTTCACGTTCTTCGCACCGGCCGCGTAGCAGTATTCGACGAGGCCCTTGTGCCAGGACATATCAGGCCCGGCGTAGCCTAGAACAGTCTTCCATCCCTCCTCGTCGTTGTCTGGCCAGATGACCACGGATCGGCCGGCGAGGGATTTCCAGTAGACTTTCGACAGCGCCTTGCCGCCTCCCATCCACGTAGCAGCGACCACCTTCTTGCCGGCCATGAGGCGCGCGGCGGCGTCCTTGCACTTCTCGCCTTCGACGAGGAGGACTTGGTGTTCTGGATTTTCGTGTATCTCCTTCAGTCCGTATAGCGGGCGCGGCGCGGGATAGCTGCCATGGCTCCAGCCTTCGAACTGCGTTTCCTTGTTCTTCGTCCACCACACTCCGGGTGTGATCTTCTTGCCGTCGAACTCGACGCGCAGCACGTAGCCTAGAAGCTCGCCGGTCTTGGTCGTGTACGGGAACGCCATCGTCGGCGTGTACGTGACCACCTTGGGCTTGCCGGTGCTGGCGTCGACGCGCTTTGGATTGAGGATCGGCGGTGTTCGCTTGCCGCCAATGATCGGCGGCGTGTCGGCAGGCGGGCGTCCGATATCGTAGCCGCTATAGGGATCGCTGGACTGCACTGCCTCGCTCGGTGCGACGGGATCGCGCCTGGCTTCTCCACCAGTCAACTCCCTCGCCGCCTCGCCGCTGTCTTTGCAGCCGTAGCGTTCCTTGTAGAAGCCGATCACGTCGTCATGCGCGCCGCATCCGAAGCAGTGCATTTTCCAGACGCCGGACTTGTCCTTGTAGACGGTGAAGCTCTCGGTCTTCTCGCTGTGGAACGGGCATGAGGCTATGTACTCATTGCCGTTCTTTGTCAGCTTCAGGCCAGACGCCGTTGCCACGTCCGGCAACGGGTAGTCTTTCCTGATCCTGTCGAAATCAATGTCGGTCATGCGGGTTCCGCGCGCTGGCAGTCGGCGTTGGCATCGGGTGTTGTGCGACTAAAATTCATCCTTTGCAAGCCTCGCCCTCGCTTCAAGCATTGAGCGGCCGGCCTCGTTGAGCGCGAGCCGGATCGTCTGTCGACGAATGCCGGCGCGCGTCGTCCTCGATTTTCGAATGGTGGCCAAGCCCTTGCGCTCCAGTATCATGGCAAGCTTGAATAGTCGCAAGTGGTCATGATCGTCGATCACCTCGTCGGCCTCCAGCGCAAGGACAGCCTGCGCCACGTCGCGCGATACCGGCACAGGGTCCGTTCCCGCCTTGTCAACGGGCGCGTACAGCCCTGCGCCTAGTGCGAGGACGTGCTGACGGCCTCCTCCTGTGGAGTACCTTGCGAGGAAGCGACTAGACACTATGCCGGCCGTATCGCGTTCGGCGTCACGGCCGGCGACCGGCCAGCCGTGGCTGTCAAAGTACCGCATGATCGACCTGACCCTCTTGTCGGCGATGTCGGCCGTCATGACGATCGCGGCGTGTGTGGTCATAGGACGCGCATAGGCATAAGGACGCGGGTCATTTCCTCGTCGCCATCGTCGACAATGAACGGCGATCCGCTGTCAGCGAACCGAAGGATGAAGCGGCCGTGATTGTTGCCAAGCGCGGCTTTCAGGTATGCGGCGTTGAAGCCAAACGAGGAGAAGCCGGCGATAGTGCCCCTGAAGTCGGGGTTATTCGGGTCTGCCGGAACGTCCGGCCAAGTCGCAAACGCCTTGGCGTGGCCCTCGCCGCTGTCGGCGTTCTTGATGGACAGGTGTGCAGTGCCGTCCTCGCCGCGATAGATGCGGACGGCCCGGCCATTCTCGCTCGCCATCATGGTCACGCGCTCCAGTGCGGTGCGAAGCAGGTCCGCGTCGAACTCGATAGCGTGCGGCGTCTCCTTCGGCACGACGCGACGCCAGTCCGGAAATGTGCCGTCGATGGTCTTGGTGACAAGGTGGGTTGAGCCGATCCAGAACTCAAGGTGGTGCCTCTCGTCGGTGCTGCGATTGACGCCCACGTCCTTACCCTTGGCGAGCTTGCGCAGCACTCGGACGGCTCCATAGGGGATTATGACAGACATGGGTTTGTCATCGCCGTCGGTGTCGTACCTGGCGCTTGCCAGGCGATGCCCGTCCGTCGCCGTCATGCAGCGGCCGAACGTGTCGATCGACCAGTTCACGCCGTTGAGGTAATAGCGCGTTTCCTCGGTCGATATGCAGGTCGACACGCGATCGAGGATCGAGGCAAGCCGGCCGTTGGTGAAGCTCTCGATCGGCGTCCATGCGCCGGACGACAGTTCTGGATAATCGCTGGACGGATAGCCTTGCACCTCGTAGGTCGCGTCACCGTCGGCAACGTCGATCTTCGCGCGATACTCGCCGGCCTCGATCCTCACTAGCGCGGGTCCAGCCTGGCGGGCGATCTTCTCCAGCAAGTGCGCCGGCAGGCATACGTCCGTGTCGCCGTCGCCGTCGATCAGGTCGACATCTGTCGTGATCTCCATGTCGAGATCAGTACCGCGCAGTACCAGACCGACGCCACTGGATAGCAGCCGCACGGTGGTCAAGATCGGGATCGTCGTTCGCTTCTCGACGACGAGGTTGATTTTCTTCATTGCTGCCGCAAGAGAGCGGCCTTCTACGATTACAAAAGCGGTCATGCCCGTTTCTCCTGTCTGGCCCAAAGCTTTGGGATTGGCGGATATTCGCCTATCGACATGTAGGCCATGCGCAATTGGAGCACGGCTTTGTGATTGAGCGGCACAAGGCTGTCGATGATCTCCTTGCGCGGCTTGTCGGAAAAGCGGTCGAGTGCCTGATGCAGTTCGCCGCTATAGGTGGCAAACCAGGCGACGCGCTCGACGGTCGTTTCGTCCCACTTGGTCGCCGGCCAGAATGCCGGCCGGCCGTGAGCCTCGGCGTCCGCACACGCGGCGGCATGGCTTGGCGACGGGTTGTCGTACAGGGCGGCGACGTGCTCGCACAGGCGGTGCATGGTGGTCATTGCCCTTCCCCCTTCCCACCACCCTGTGTAAGAGCGCGGGCGCGGCGGAAGTCTCCAACTGTCACGGGCGATGGCGTCTCTTCGCCGGGCTCCGCGCCATCAATGTACCATGCGTGCGTTTCGTCAGGGCACCAGCTATTGAACAGGTCGTTCGCTTCCGCAAACGGCGCCAGCGCCACCCCTAGCGCTTCCCGGTCGGCTTCGGCGGCGATGGCGCGGGCTTTGAAATCGTCTCGGTATTCGCCAGCAATGACCTTCCGGTGCGCTAGGTCTCGTACGTTGGCCGTCTTTCGAGATAGATCCTTCACCAGCCTAGCGTTCTCAGCTTCGAGGGCCTCGATGTGGTCGATGAGCGTTTGTACGGTGCAGATGATGCTGTCTTCGGCGTTCTGTCGCTTGTCGTCGTCAGCGAAGTCGAGACCTTCGATATCAGATCTGACACTTTCGATGATCGGGTGCGTGTTCATTTTGCAGACTCCGCACACTTGCGACGCGTTTCTTCGGCCTCGGCATTGTCTCCGTAGTCGCAATCACCGCAGCGCCTGCACTGGAGGACCGGCACTGAACACGAGCAATCTTTGCCAAGATCGCCGCAACTGGCGTTCGTACCGCCGATAGACTGCCAGTCATGGCAACCCATCTCTCGGCATGTCGCGCTGCCGGCGATGCGTTCTAGCCGAGCCACTTCGGCCTTTGCATCTTCCAATTTCTTGGCGATCCCGTTCATTTGGCCCTCGCTTGCGATGCGGCTTCGAGGGCGGCACGGAAGTCGTTGCCACAAAGGACGACGGAGTGATCGCTCACGGCGGTGTGGCTTCGCAGTTCGATCTCGTCTTGCTCGCCGTTGGCGGTAATGATGTCGATATGCGATGGCGCGCCGCCCTCGTCAGGGTATCTCACGGCGGCAAGGTCGGCGAACGGCTTTAACGCCAGCCGCAACCGTTCCATCTCCCCCGGCACAGCCATTTTGACGGAGTTTCGAGCATCGTCCAGCGCCTTTATTTCATGCCGCCAGTAGAGTTCATCGTCTTCGCGACCTTCGGCCTTCGCTTTGGCTTCCTGCATCTCCAAAGCAACACGCACAGGGTCATAATGCCTCAGTGCGTAGTCTTCCCCATTCACCGCCGATGTTGGGGCGGGCTGGGTGGCTACGAGAGCGGCGCGGATTCGCTCGATTTGCGCTTCAGCCCAATCCCTGTGCCAGGCGACGTGATTTTGACGAGCCTCGCGATTAGTGTTGTTCCAATCGAATTTGGGCTCCGAATCCCAATCTATCTCCACCACCGGTGCGGCTGGCGCTTCGGGATTGCTGAGAGGGGTAGCTAGGGATTCATTGTGCGCGGCCACGATCTCGGCAGCGATGTCCTTGGGGAGCCCAACTGCTACGGTTATTTCGTAGGCGTCACAGAAGATGTTGGCCAGATCAGGCGGCGTCGATCCGTCACCCCATGATCCAACACTCCAGACAGGCATATGGTCGAGAGTGGAACGTAGCCTGTCCCATAAGTCGGACCGATAGCCTACGGTTCGGCAATCGGCGTCCCTCGCTTTGATGAGATCGGCAACGGCCTCTAACGGACCGATTGAGGCGAGATAGGAAGGGATCGAACCTTCTGTAGACCGGAGCAACCCGGCTTCACCACTGGCCTGTCCATCCGCTTCGGCGCTATCGCGAAATCGCGTTCCGTCGCAGACTGTGGCTATCCCATTATCTTGTGTCTCCAGCGCCTTCACCGCCACGGCTTCTACAGGACGGACTGTGCCGGTGAGAGTGGCGGCTTCGAGAATGAAGCGCATGGCCTCGTCATTGGTAAGCGTGTTGAGCCTCTTGTCGCGTGAGGCTTTCAAGGCACGATGGATCATTTCTTTCGTGACGCTCACCGCCTCACCCGGCTCTGTGGATAGAGGCTGCGCGTCCGTGGGCCTGCCCTGGCTCTCGCGCGTGGCGCGCAGCATTTCGTCGTTCGGGTCTATGGTCATTTCATCCTCAACTTTGCTTCATGTTCAGCCGTGGCCCGCATCATGCGCTCCATTGGCGACAGGTGTTTCTTTGGCACTTCCCTGTCTGACTTGTAGGCGAACGGCGCAAGGTACTCGCGCGTCGCCCGGCTCCAGACTTTCCTACCCCACGATGTATAGCCGTGAAACCTCCATGCGACCGCGCGAAGCGCCTTCTTGCGGTCCTGCAAGGGCATGTCGGCCGGCGCGTCCTTCATTTCCTCGGCTATGAACAGACGCGCGCGGTCCAGCCAGGTGCTACTCATCGAACTGGCTCCAGAAATCATCATCGGGCAACGCGGCGTCGATGACGCCAAGCACGGCGATCACGATAAGGATGATGCTGCAAATGAACAGGGTCATGCGGGTGGCTCCTGGCAGTGGGGTTGTGGGCTAGAACTTCGGATCGTCGTCGATGTCGGCCGGCGCTTCCTCAACGTCGTCGATGCTGGCGCGGGTCAGGTTCTTCAATGACCGGCGTGCTGGACGGGAATGCCTCCGGTATTATCGTGGCGGCGGCCTCGTCGCTGATCTCCTGCATCTGCTCCTCGGTCACCTCCGGCCTGGCAACCAGCATCCGCTCAAGATCACCAGCGTTGACGATCTGGTCTGCATCGAAGCCGCCGAAGGCAATCCAGACCTGATCGTCGATCGTGGCCTTGATCGTGACCTGGCGGCCTTCAAACGTGGCAAGGTCGCCGACTTCGAATTTTGGAATGATCAGGGTGATGTCCGATGGCTTCACGCCAGCGTCGGTGTGTCCGAACCTGACGTAAAGATATTCGTCGCCAGGCGTAGGGTTAAACCGTACCTCGCCCTGAACGGCCACGATGTCGCCGCGCTTGAAAATGGTCATGCTTCTCTCCTGTGTTGTGCGCCGTGGCGCTTGGCAGATTGGGAAACCGGCGCGGACGCCGGAAACCGAAGCTGTCAGATGGCAAACATACGCCATGAAGCTGTCAGATGGCAAACATACGCCATGATCTGGACGGCTGCGATGCAATGCTCGATGTCGGGCATTCGTAGAGCACCATGATATGCGTGGCGTTCGCGGGTATGGTTTCACAGTCCCTATCCGCATTCCAAAAGTAGGTGTAACAGCGCATTTTCATGTTCAAGCACTCCTCTGCGCGATCTGTTCCTCGATCTCGGCGACGCGCCGCAGCCCGGCGCGGTATGACCGGCAGCGGCCGGCGACGGCCGTCTCGACGTAGCGGCGGTAGCTGGGCGTCATCGCGCCGTGCATCAGATAGCGCTCGTACTGGTTGATCCAGAACATATCCTCGGCCACGTCGGCGCGGGCAATGCGCCAAGCGTCGTCGAGGCGCGCGTCGGCGCTGTGCAGCGGCGGGAGATAATGGACGTTCGACGGGGTGAAGGTGGCGTTCATGCGGGTGTCTCCTTTTCTGGCAGTACGGCGTCAAGCCATGGTCCAAAAATATCCTACTTTTCGTCACGGCCAGTCTTTTTTATCCTGGCAATTCTGGCCTTCTCGACCATCTCGGCCTGCTTGACTGTCTCCGGCGCGGGCTTTGGCCTGCCGCCTAGAACTAGGTCCACGTCATCAAATTCCGGGTGATGGATGACAATTATAGGGTCCTTCATGGATCACGCCTTCCTCGTTACGGCGCAGCCGCTCAGGGTCTTCTCGACCTTGTATCGCCGGTTCCACTTACCGGCCTGCTGTGACGCCACGCTGCGGATGATGGCGATCGTCCCGAAACTACAATCAATGTCCAGCGTATCGCCAACGCCTAGTTCCTTGATGGGTCCAGCCCATTTGTCGTTGCGCTCGAACTTCACCGCCACGATGTCTGGCCGATAGACCCAGCCGCCGTACGATCGTTCGCGGGTTAGTGGGTCTTCGTGATAGGTATCCGGCATCCCGCCGCCGCTGCCGTCGCTGCGGCCAGGCAGGCCTTTGCCGATGTAATGCCAGTGGCGGCTTTTGATCGTGCCGTCGTCGTTGACCTGAAAGCCACGCACGCCTACAAATGTAGGGTGCCGGTCACTATCGAACTGGACATACTTACGTTCTCGAACGACGATGTTCACGAACGTCTGCGTCGACTGGCTTAGGCCTCGCACCACGTCGCCGACTTGCACGTCATCAGGGCTGCGTTCGTCATTCATAGCTACATCCTTATGTTTCACGGTGTGTTTCACGAGAAAACACGCAACATATCTCTATAATATATTCTTAAATGGATAAACATTCAACCCTATTATATATCTATTTAAGATATTCTCTACAGTTTAAGGTACTTAGTTTTGTGGATTAGAAACGACATGATATTCTAAAAACGACGCCAAAACAGCCCATTTTCGTTGACATCACGTCACGGTAATGAAAACGATTACCTCACCGCTAAATGGTCCAAATTTGCCCAGCTGGAATTGTTCAATGAAATCAAATGCTTAACTGGAAACCTGTTAATCGTACAGCGTAAGGTATACCGTCTGGTCGGTACAGTTAAGCCGCACCCTTGCCACCCGCACCTTTTGCCGGTATCTGTTCTGGTTGCAGCCTGACGTCCACTCTGTCTGCCGCGCCACGGCGTCATGTGGCAAATGCCGGCGCGGCGTTAAGTCCTCCCAGACTGCCGCGCCGGCTCTGATCTCAAACGGTGAAAGGAACTGCCATGAAAAATATCACTCGACGTTCGATCCTCTCGCTGCTCGGCCTGGCTCCGCTGGTCGGGCTGGCCGCGTGCGGCAAGGACGAGGAGCCGCCGACGCCGCTGGACGGGCTGATGAAGGAGGGCGGGTATCCGCTGTACGGCCGATCGCCTGCCATGGCGGCTTTAGACGAGCAGCGCGAGCTTGAGCGGTACGTAGACGATCTTGATGAGATCGCCGACAGGTGGCAGGCCGTCGCGCATTACGTGCTGCCGCGCGGGAGGATCACATGACCGTCGAGAGCTTCCGCGCAACGATCTACTTCGGCCTGCTCTACATCGCGCTCGTCGCCATAGCCGCGCTTGTGTGGCGTCGCGACCTTGCCCTGCTCATGATCATCGCAACCGCTGGCCTCGCTTACCTCACGCAGTGTCTAGCCACTTCGGCCTATGTCGTGGCCGATCCGGTTAACGCGGCAACCGCTGCCGTGAGTGCCGCGCAACTGATCAAGGTCGCTCGCATGCTGTGGCTTATCACGATCTGCGTCGGCACGACGGCCGGCGTCATGCTCATGGTGGCGTGATGTTCGAGAAACCGTCGACAGGGGATCGCCTCACCAAGCGCGAAGCCGTGGCGACGACACTCCTCGCCGGCCTCCTCGCCGGCCGGGGCGGTGGCCTGGTGCACGAGGAAGGCTTTGCCGAAGATGCGCGCGCGGCTGTCCTCCTGGCCGACGCGCTGTTGAGGGAGTTGGAGAAATGATCTGGAACTTCTTCGCCGTAGTTGGGATAGGATGCAGCATCGCAGTCGTCGCGTTCGTCGTCATCTTCTGGCGCGAGCTTACGGGCAGGCTGTAGCGTGGCGAGTGACGACGCAATCCAAGAGTACACGTTCGGCGAGGCACCGCCTGAGCCTGAGCCGCCGCTGTGGCTGTCGCACGACTGGACAGCGCAGGAGGTGACGTTCGCCGCCGAATACCTGCGCACCGGCAACGGCTCGCGGGCCTGGCGCTTGGCCTTTAACTCTAACTCGCAGCACGGATCGTTCAACGCCGCGCGGCTTCTGCATAAGCCATGGATGCGCGACTACATCGAGGAATGCCGCGCGCTGATCCGCAAGCGCCTCATCGTCAACGAGGACACGATCATCGAGGAGGTGGCAAAGCTTGCCTACTCGAACATGACAGACTTCATCGTCATTCAGGAGGACGGAAGCGCGGTCACCGATCTGTCGGGCCTGACGCGCGAGCAGTTGGCGGCGCTGCAAGAGGTGACGATCGACACGTATTACGAGGGTCGAGGCGACAACGCGCAAGCGGTGAAGTCTATCAAGTTCAAGCTCGCGCCGAAGCTGGCGGCGCTGGAGCTACTTGGCAAAAAGCACAAGCTCTGGACGGATGTGGTGGAGAACACCAGCATCACGGATATTGCCGACGAGTTGCGCCAGGCTCGGCAGGAGAAGCAGAAACGACGCGAAGTGGGAGACGACGATGGATCAACCGACGAACGATCAGGACAAGACCGCGCAATTGCTCAAGGCGATGACGCAGGTGAGGATTGAGAACGCCGTTCGCCAGATGTGCGCGAACGACATGCTTGCCGACATGGCTCACCGCATGACGCTCAACGGCATGACGATCACCAAGCGTGCCAGGCTCGACGCCCTCGACGCGGCCGGCCTGCCGATCGGTGCGGCGTGGGTCGCGGCGCACGCTCGCATCCGGCCGAACATCAACATGCTTGCCGCTATCGGCTATGCCGTCGACGAAATGATGGCGACGCCGGCCGACGCGCTCGAACCTCATACGGTGCACTGATGGAACCGGCTCCGATCGAGGACAGCGTAGCGCGCATTGCCGCCGCGCTGGAGCGGATCGCCACGGCGCTGGAGGACGGCAAGGCTGGACCGGCCGCGCCACCTGAGCCGACCACTAAGACGGTAGAGCCGGGGCGGTGATGTGTGCAGCAAAAAGAGCTATCTGACATGGCAGCACGCCAGCTTTGACGCGCGCGAGTTGAGGCATAAGCACGACGAGGCCAGCGCGCAGGTATACCGCTGCAAGGATTGCCAGGCGTTTCACGTCGGCAATGGGTCCGTGCTCAAGGAGCACAAGCCACGGCCGCGCCCGCCGTCGCTCAATGACAGGGATTAGACACTATGGCCGACGAGCGCGTGCCGTGTTGCGTCCCGTTCTGCCGGCGTACCATCAAGGGCCGGGGCGAATGGATATGTGGCAACCACTGGCCTGCCGTGTCGACTGTGCTGCGCCGGCGCAAGGCGAGGCTGTTCCGGCGATATCGCTACCTCTACGGGGATAACGGCTTCTGGCACTTCCCGCCAGGATCGCCAAAGCGCCTTGCCGCCATCAAGCTCGACAGGCTATGCCGCAAGGCGTGGGAACGCTGCAAGCGCGCGGCGATCGAGCGGGCGGCAGGCATTTGAGCGAATACCTCAACCTCAACGAACTTGACAAGGAGCTTGCCCGCGACTGCGGCGAGCTTGCCGATGACCCCTTGGAATGGGTGAGGTACGCCTATCCGTGGGGGCGCGGACCGCTGGATAATTTCGTCGGGCCGGACACTTGGCAGGTAGGGTTTCTGCGCGAGTGGGGCGAGGACATCCGGTCGCATCCGTTCGACGGCTTCACGCCGGTAATGCCGATCATGACCACAACGACAAGCGGTCACGGCGTTGGCAAGTCCGCCCTTGTCGGGATGATCGTCGGGTTCATCATGTCGACGCGACCAATGTGTCGCGGTCGCGTCACTGCCAACAGCATCCCGCAGTTGGAAACGACCACCTGGCCTGAGATCGTCAAGTGGTCAAGCATGATGATCACGCGGCGATGGTTCAAAACGACCAGCGGGCGCGGCGCGATGAAGATGGTTCACCGCCTGCACCCTGAGCTATGGCGCGTCGAGGGCATGGCATGGGACGCCAGTCGCCCGGCTGCATTCGCCGGCAAGCACGCTGCGGACAGCACGACCTTCTATGTGATCGACGAGGCTAGCGAGGTGGCGCGCATCGTCCTTGAGACGGCGCAAGGCGGCCTGACCGACGGCGAGCCGATGTTCTTCATGTTCTCCAACCCGACAAAGCCGGCCGGGTTTTTCTTCGACAGCCATCACGACATGTCCAAGCGGTATCGCGTCTACAGGGTGGACAGCCGCTCGGCTCGCATGACGAACAAGGGTCTGATAAACCAGTGGATCGAGGATTGGGGAATGGACAGCGATTTCGTCAAGGTGCGCGTGCTTGGTGAGTTCCCGCTCACTGGCGATCGGCAGTTCATACCGGGACCGCTGGTCACTGCGGCCATGGACCCGAACCGGGAACCGTACTGCTCGCCGACCGATCCGGTTATCATCGGCGTCGACGTGGCGCGCTTCGGCGACGACGAAAGCACGATCTACGTCCGCCGTGGCCGCGATGGCCGCACGATCGAGCCGAAGGTATTCCGTGGGCTGGACACGGCGCGTCTGTCGATGGAAGTGCGCAACCTTGCGGAGAAGCATCTGGCCGACGCGATCAACGTCGACGGCGGTGGCATCGGCGGCGCGGTGATCGACAACCTGAACAATTGGGGTGTGCCGAACGTCTACGAAATCCACTTCGGTGGCACGTCGCTGGATGCCGAATACGCGAACATGGCGACGTACATGATGGGGCAGGCGCGGCTGTGGCTGAAGCAGCAAGGCGTCACGCTGCCGATAGACAGCATCCTTAAGCGCCAATTGACAACGCGCGAGTACGAGATCGTCGAGGCCAAGAAAGGCACGGCGATCAAGGTCCAGTCGAAAGAGGAATTGAAGGACGACAAGGACGTGAAGGAAAGTCCGGACCGCGCGGACGGTTTCTGCCTGACGTTCGCGACGCCGGTCGGCATGAGGGATGCGGAACGGACGCGCGCGGAACTCGCTGGCGAACGGCATTCGAATGTGGTAGGCGTCGATTACGAGCGCTGATGCCAGGCAGTGAACGATCATCCTTCAAAGGGGAGCCGCCAGGCAATGTGCTTCGTCCAATCAAAAGACCCTGAGCCGATCCAGCAACCCGCGACGATCGCCGATCCGCAGGTTCAACAGGCCGGCGACGACGCCAAGAAGCGCGCGCGCGCTGCCGCTGGTTCGCAGTCGACGATCCTGTCGTCGCTGTTCAACGTGCCGACTGCGGTCGGTGGCGGTGCCAAAACTCTGCTTGGTCAGTGATACATGGACGCTCTTGTCGGAACTGATCGCAAGATCGACTGGCCTGCGCCGCGCCACCTCGCCATCCGTGGCGCGTCGGCCGGGCTGGAGGAGCGCAAGCAAGCGCTGCTGATCGAGCGCGACGAGTTCCTTGAGGAGTGGAAGAATATCAGCGACTACGTGCAGACGCGGCGCGGCCGCTATCTGATCACTGACAATCGCAAGCGTCGCAACTCCAAGAAAGTCTTGAACGAGAAAGGCATCTTTGCCAGCCGCACCTGCGGGGCCGGGATGCTGGCCGGTGTGTCCTCGCCGTCGCGTCCGTGGCTGAAGCTCGGCACGCCGGACAAAGACCTGAACGAGTTCGCCACGGTCAAGCGCTGGCTCGATATCGTCGAGAAGCGGCTTTATCAGGTCTTCGCCAACTCGAATTACTACCACTCGAAACAGTCGTCCTATCGCGACATGGCCGACTTCGGGCAGGGTCCGGTCCTCATCGACGAGGATTATGAGAACGCCATCAATTGCTACTGCTCGCCGGCCGGCGAGTACATCCTCGGCGTCAACGATCGCGGCGGCGTCGACACGATGTTTCGCGATATGTCATGGACGACAAAGGACGTGGTTGAACGGTTCTTCAAGTACGGACGCATTCCGCGTGAGATCAGAGCGGCATGGGATCGCGGCGGCTACGAGGACAAGTGGACCATCGTGTCCGTCGTGCAGCCCAACATCAAGATGATCAAGGACTGGCGCGGCCCGCTGGGTATGCCGTACATGGTCGTTTACTATGCGGTCGACTGCTCGAACGACGACGACAACAACGTGCTTGCCGTGTCGGGCAATTGGGAGAATGCGATCTCCGCGCCGCGCTGGGACGTGCAGCCCGGCGACATCTACGGCGACGGACCTGGCGCGATCGCGCTTCCCGTCGTCAAGTCACTGCAGGAGCTTGAGAAGCGCAAGGGGCAGATCATCGACAAGATGGCCGTGCCACCGATGCAGGCCCCGGCCGGCATGGACAAGAAGGTTATCAGCCACAAGCCGGGCGACGTGTCGTTCTATCCGACGACTGCGGCGGCCGGCGTCAACGGTCCGATCTCGCCGCTGTACAAGGTCGACGGCAACGGGCTGAACGCTCTGGCGGCCGAAACGCAAATCCTCGAACACCGCGTCGACGTGGCGTATTTCGTCGACCTGTTCCTTGCCACGATCAACAGCGATCGACGCCAGGTGACGGCGCGCGAGATCAACGAAGTCCATGAGGAGAAGCTGATCGCGCTCGGCCCGGTGCTGGAGCGCACGCATTACGAGGGCTTGAACCTCGACATCAAGCGCGCGTTCGGCGTCCTGGCTCGAAACCGCGTGCTGCCTCCTCCTCCTCCGGAAATGGATGGCCTGGGCCTCAAGATCGAATACACGTCGCTGCTTGCCGTGGCGCAGCGTGCGATCGGCGCGACGGGCATCGAGCGGTTCGCGGGCTTCCTCGGCAATCTCGCGGCGGGCAATCCGGAAGTGCTGGACAAGTGGGACATGGACCAGACCATCGACGAGTACGGCGACATCACTGGCGTCCCGGCGTCGATCGTGCGCAGCGACGAGGAAGTCGCGGCGATCCGCGAGAAGCGCCAGGCCGACATGCAGAACGAAAAGGTCATGGCCACGGCTGCGGCCGGCGCGGACACGGCCAAGGTGCTGAGCGAAGCGGATACGGGCAGGAACTCGAACCTGCTCGCCGACATCATCGGGAATGCGGGGCGGGTGGTTTAAC